TTAAGCATATTCCTCGATTATAACGATCCCACCACAACCTGCAGCCCCCGGGTTCACTGGTCGTGATGGCCCATTTGAGCAGCCAGATGCACCTGAGCCATATCCGCCACCTGTTACGCCGGGGTTGTTTATGGCTTGCACGGCTGCTCCAACTCCAAGTTGACTATTGGCACCCCTTGAACCGATTGTGTAGTCTGTTGAGACAGCAGTCCCAGCCTCCGCCCCCGGCCCAGAAACACCAACTATATTCCATCCCAGCGGTGCATTACTGTTAGAGTTTGCCACTGGTTGAAATGGAGGGTTAGCCGGTCCTGCAGGCAGGCCCGCTTTGCCGCCGGGAGCGGAAATCAGCGTTCCTACGGAGCTGGTACCGCCATCTTCCCCATAAAGTGAGGATGCAGTCCCGCCTTTCCCGCCCTGACCAATAGTGATCATTACTGACGTCAAGGCGGATACATCATACATCCCCTCTGCGTAGGCACCGGCACCACCACCATTACTCATAGATGTTTGTCCTTCTGCCGTTGCTGCCGCCGCAGAACTCCCCCCGCCACCGCCAAGAATTCTTATTTTCCACTTTTTAGCGCCAGGTGTTTTTGTGAACATGCCGCTGCTCGTAACGACACGCGGAACGCCCATAAGGCGACCATTGATCGTGCCATCTGACGAGCCGAGATTTAATAACGCCTGTCTTACCGCCTCACTTCCTTCGGCAGCAATTTCAGAAAAATTATTTGCGGTCTGCAGGCAGGAAAGGAAAGACCCCGCGGTCAACATATTTGCCACAATATCATTCGTTGACCAGACTCTTGCAGTGGTACCTTCACGACCTCGCTGTACAGTCATCACATCACCGGAGACAGATGTAACGTGCATGATTTCCGTAATTAATTTAGTCGCGGCATCAACAATGGTTAATTTGAAATAGCTTTGACCTGATACGGGATGAGGAAATAAGCCACCTGTTCCGCTACTAACTGTAATAACAGTAGCAGATGCGCTAATTCCTGACGCGAGGACGCTTTTAGCATTGTTGTTTGCCAGTAGTTTTAGCGCCATGAATCCTCCAAAAATAAAAAGCCGCAATTGTGCGGCCTTTAATTAGTTTATGACGGGGTTTATATAGCGGGAAAATCATCATGCCTCACATCGTGAATCGTATACGTGACAACGCCAATCACTTCCACGTCATCCAGCGATTCCCCTTCAATGGCTTCTCCGTAAGATGTGATAAACGCCCTGCCTAATATTTTCGCAAACTCCATAAAACCAGCGTGCCGAATGAGAACCGTGCTCCCCTGTTTAGCTTTCAGAGACAAATCAAGAACAGCAAAGCCGCTATCTGTGCTGATAACTCGCGAGTTTGCTGTGATGTTGCACAGAGAGTTCACTGTTAACGTGGTTTCAATGTAATCCGTAGCCGGTGACGGGAATCCCATGATCTGCCCTCCAATGAACACTGTTTGCATACACAGTAGTTTTATTGAAGGGGAAGATCAAGAGGGGATTTATCCGTCCATACCTGCAACATAACAAGATTACTGATAAGAAAGAATTTGCTCCATATCAGTATCACTTAAAGCTGTTGGCCAGTAGATGATTTTCTTGATGTGACCGTTGAAGTAATTGTTGGTATCAAGGTAAGCCCTTCCGATCGTCAGACGATTAAGAGCCGGAGGAACTCCAGTCACGCTGCGCTTATACCAGTTATAGCCATCAAAAAGTTTTGTAGTTAGTGCAGTTCCATCAAATGCGAAGATACACGATTGCTCGCTATCGCTTACTGCCGTCATGCTTGGTATCTCAAGGTTTTTGGCAGTACCTGAAGAGTCAGGAACAACGCCTAAAGCCGCCCCTTGCGGCGTGCCCATTGCAGTCCCTGATGCAGGAGGTCGATAAGCGAATCTGATGTGAGGGCCAGATACGCTGTTATCCAAAACAGTCACGCAAGCCAGTGAATTATATTTACCACTTAAAGTCTGAAGACTATGTGGGTTAACTACTGCTGCCAGAATAGTTCCTGCTGCGGCTGTGATAAATGCTGTCGTTGAAGGTGTTGTACAGACATCACTTGCACGCGTTACCTCAGCTCCTGCTGTAGGAATATATGATGAATATCCATCCCTCCTTTCTGGCTGAGCCCCCCATATCCAGACTGATTTCGGGGTTGCTGGCAGATAGGATGGCAGAGCAGTAGCACTGCTATCATCGTTAACCAGTGCAACAGTGAATTGTGGGGATGCGGACGCGTTCGGAGTGATGGTTATAGCAATGCGGTACCATCCGTTACGGTAAGCCTCCATTGTTACCTGAAACATTCCAACGGTCGCAGAACCAGGGGATACTTTCCCTATTTTCCCGTTTCTTAGATCGAAGTTTGCAAATGCAGTGGCAGCGACAGCTCCCTGCGCTGCCAACTGAATCACCCCAGCGGTGTTGGCTTTTGCAAAAATACTGAACGTGTAAGGCGAAGCGGATACTGCGTCACTGGTGGTGATGCAAAGCAGCGTTCTTACAGAGGCGACCGAATCAGTGGACTCAATAAGTTTCGTCGCCGTAGTATTTCCGTCTGGAGAGATTGCATCGTTAGCCGTGACAGAAATATTTGCTGGGGTCCAGCTTGCGGTTTTAGTGAAATCCTGTGACCAGGCAACCCGGTTTATACTGGAGAGTTCAGTACGCAATCCAAGACAATCAAGAGTTACAGGGTCATAATCAATTGCAGGCTCACCTGACTGTAAATATTCAATTAAACCAGTTGCCCCAACTCGCGTAGCAACAGAGGCTCTTGTAAAAGAGAGTATATCTGTCAGGGATGCTGAGCGAATGACATTACCGCTTGCGTGTTTTATGACGTAGCGACCAGTGGAGAAATCTGCAAATAAATTAGCCCCGTCTGGTAGAGGGGCATTAACTGAAGGTAACTTGACATTACCTTTGAGCTTCATATTGCTTTGTACGATAGTCGCCATTATTTACACCCCCGAAAAAAAATTCCGTCATTTCGATTGTTGGAAATTCGGCAGTTATGAAAGAAGTCTGTGCTCTTTTTTCGAACATATGAACGCTCCTGAACCAGTTCTTCAGGTAACTTTCTTGTCAGAAGAACCACAATACTATTCAGAAAGCGGAATCTTATTTTCATGAGCTAATCCCAGGATTGTTAATTGTGGTGACGCGAGTTTGTGTGCCGGTAAGGTTCAAGGAGTTTTGAGCATTTCCAACACAATGGTTGAATGAAATGTCGGTGTCAGTTAAATTTCCAGAAATTGACACAGGATATTGCTGAGTAGCTGTTGCCTGAATATCTCGTATGCTGTTATTAGATATCCTGCATTTAGTCATCGCCCGACTGCTATTTACTCCATTCCCGGCCGTAGTCTTACCGTTATTCCAGATTCTGTTATTGATAACGTCAGCATTTACCACTGGGCCCGCTTCGAAGTTAACACCATGTCGCCCGTTGTTGTTTATATCGCAATCAGATACTCGCAGACTTGAGTTCGTAACCTCAGTGGCATACCTGATGTTGATTCCGTCCTCGCCATTTTCTGAGATGTGTGTGTCTGTTATCGCATATTCGCCAATAATGGTATCACCTTTCCCGGTGTTAAAATACATACCATGTGAGATATTGGCTTTGATGATGCAATTATTTAACTTGCCACGAAATCCAGCATTGCCACCATTATTGGTGCCAGGCTCAGCGACAAAACCATACTGGTTATTACGAAGGTTAAGATTGGCTGCAATGAGACCTTCAATTCCGCAATCAGCCAGACCGGCATAATTTCCGTAGAAGGTGCTGTCAGTAACGATAGCATCCTGTGCCGTACCAGTCCCACGTTGTGGCTCAAAGAAAATACCAAAGTTTTTGTTGTTCCTTCCAATAAGCTGGCTGGCAAACAGTGGCTCGCTGGAAAGGAAGCTTGTACCAAGACCAAAACCCGACGCGCCAAGAGCACCAACCGTGGCAAGTCGTCCACAGTTTTCCACCAGGCATCGGGTCATTGAAACCCTGTCAGGCATGTCTACGCCCAATCCCGTTGCCCCTGTGTTGCGAATTGTCAGTCGATCAAAAATAGTATTGCGATAATACTGCAAGTATATCCCTTTAATATCTGGTATATACCCATTAACAGGGTGTAATTGTTGGTTTTCCCCATCTATCGTGAAATCAGAAAACTGAAGATTTTCGATATAGGTCTCTGCACCCTGATAAGTAATTGCTGCGAGATATCCAAAAGGAAGCAAGACCGTAGCATTTTGCCCTGCACCGATTAAAGATACGTTAGGCCTTGGTATGATCGGAACGGCAAGCTTGTAGTAACCTTCTGGAATATACAAAACACCGCCACCGCGAGCAGATAACGCATCATATCCGGCTTGAATTGCACGATGCGCGTCTTCGCCTGTTTTTGAATTTAGCCCAAATTCTCTGGCATCAATAACACGACGATACTTATAAAGTTTCTCTGTTTTTTTTCTGGTTACCTGAAGCATCTCAGCTATACCAACAGGAACCCCAGGGATTCTCAATGAACCAAAATCACATACTGACTCAAACGCCTGATTTTCTGCGTCTGTCAGAACATTGAGGTATGGAGAAGCATTCTTTTGGACCAGTTGCAGAATGTCCTGAGTAGATGCAGGAACTCCAGGGATATTAATACCACCGAAATCATCCTTCACCTCTATGGCAACGCCATCAATATCGCTTATTACAACCAGGTTACCGTCGCTTGATGCTTTGACCAGTTTGGCTATCTCGCCCGATGCTGTCGTCGCAACAATCTGTGCGACTCCTGCATTGTTCCGATAGTAGATAAAAGCCAGTTCAGCCCCTTCCCCCTGAGGGACGCGGAAGTATTGACCAGAAGTTGTCCCGGCAAGACCGGCTGTAGTATCGGCAAAGGTGAGCTTATTATCGCCGAACTCTGCTGCACTGAGGGCATACCCCTGGGCCTCTTCAGCTGAATCTGCCGCCTGATTTGCAAAATCAGCGATAACATTTAACGTATCGGCCGTCATCATGTTGGCGACCATATCATTGGCCGCCCATGCACGGGCCAGAGTCCCTTCCTGCGCGCGCTCAATAGTGAAGATATCGCCAGCCTTAGCTGTCACGTTCACGATCTCAACCTGTGAGCCTGTAGCAGCATCGGTGATAGTCAGCTTAAAGTAACTCTCACCGGCCACGGCGTCAGGGAACTCGGCACCAGTTCCAGCGCTAACGATCAGCGACGTGTCGGTTGCGCTGATAGCAGAAGCCAGAACGCTTTCTGCGTTGTTTGTAGCCAAAAGGGTTAGTGCCATGTATCCTCCGGGATTTAGGCATAAAAAAAACCGCATTCGCGGATTTCATTGGAAATGTTGAAGATAATGAATAATGTTTCAGTTGCTATTCTAAAAATACTTCTTGGTTCTTTATCTACTGTCGCAATACTCCTTTCGGCATTCCTTATAGCATTATGCTTTGATATGTGGGTGAACTCAGGCATTCCGCCATTTGAAAATTTAAAATTCAGTATATTTCTATTTTTTGTTATTTTACTTATCGTTATAATTTGCCAGTGCCTTAAATTTCATCTTTTTATAACTATTGATAATAGAAATATAAAGTCAATCAATAATCTCAACAGTAATTGATTGATAGAAAGGCATATGCAGCAGGCCGCTATCCATGGCCTGCTTGAAGAAGATGGCGAATTCGAAATCTTCAGTTATTACAAAAGCCGTGTCCTTCTGGTTGTACTTCCTGGAGTTATAGGCCGAAGCGTTATAGATGGCACTGCGGGTGAACTGCCGGCGCCCCTTGTAGATGGAAATCACAATTCCGCCATCGACAAACTGGATAGAGATACTCCAGCGCTGGTCGTTGAGGATGTCTGTGCCGTTTATGCCCAGAAGAAAGCGAAGAATTCTCCGCTTAATCCAAGGGATAGAGAAGTAAAATCCATCACCCTTGTAAAAATTCCAGGTCATGATCCGCTTAAAGAGGTCATCAGAGACAACCACCTGGTCTGACTGGCTAATAACCCGGTATTCATTGAAAGCCAGTTGGTTAAATTCCAGGGTGTTATATGGCCCTATCTCCCTCTGCTCACTGCTGGAGATTACCGGGGGCAGCACGCCATAGATACCATGGGCAATCCACCGAAGCTGATCTCCGGTGTTGTATTCTCCGATAAAAATAGGCAGGTTGGCATTGACCATCCAGTCATAAATCCCCTGCGCCATAGAGTTATACGCAGTGAAGAACGCCCGCAGATTGTCATCATCATTATATTGCGTATACATATACGACCGAATGATACTGTCAAGCATGCTACGCTCCGTTAACGATCACGCCATCTGACGCAATATAGAAGTAACTGAACCTGTCGCCGCTGATGATATTGGTCCCGGCATCAGGATCGGTTATCACACCGTTGATTGTGACCACGACATTTAATGTGCTTATCAGCGCCATATCGATTGTCGAGTTAATCGCCTTCAAAAACGCGTCTTTCAGGTTGTTAACGTTTAGCGGCTTGCCGGCAAATATGCCGTTCACATACTGAATGGTGGGCGCCGAGACCAGGGAGGCGACAGTTGCGTCCGTCAGGTAGTTAATGCTTTCGGTTCCCCACTGATATGTCACGGTAACGCGCTGCAGTAACGGCGTCACAAATGGGATCACGTAGTTATCAGGCCAGTCATTAACCGTCACTGTATTGTTTCTGACGTTCGGCGTCACTTCTCCGCCGCCACCCCACGTCCCGGCTGAAGTCGTATTAATGCCAATAGAAAACGTGTGAGGCGATAGCACTGTAACAGTCAGCGGAACGTCATTAATGCCGGTCATTCCAGTTACGCCAGTAATCCTGATAACCTGCCCGTTAGTGTAACCATGCGTCAGGTCAGTGCTCACAACTCCAGGGTTGGCATTCGTGATCCCAGTTACGCTCAGTGAACACCCCTTCAGCCGACTGATATCCCCCGCTGACTTATATAGCGCTCCAGCAATATCGTATATATCGCCGCCAGCGCACATGACTATCCACTTATCCCCGTCCTGAATGACGGAAACGAGCCTTGCCTGCACATTATCAAGGCTGGTGAGGTGCTGCCTTATAAATCCCGGATATCCCTGAACGGTAGCCATTTGGGCCTGCCATACCCTGTCGCGAAACTGATAGTTCGTCTCAGGGTCCGCGCCCGGGGTACCGGCGATCGTATTTGTGCAGGTGATGGTAATGTCAGACGGAAGGCTGGTAATAATCTGATTCACCGTATTAACTGGCACGGCCCAGGTACCCGTCTCCGTTCCCTCACACGTTACGTTAGCCGACACGCCAGAAGATGAGATGATCGTTGCATCACTGACTGAATAGGTATAAGTCCCATCAGAAACGATAAATCCTTGCGGGATAACAAACCCTGCTGGGCCGGAAAACTGAATGGGTACCGTTGTCGTACCTGAGGTTTTCTGTCCAGGGATGCCGGCCTGCTGCGCGAGAAGCTCCAGCATAGCGAGGTTGGCTTTTAGAGGTCCGACCGAGTTAATCAGGTCTACCCTTGCCTGGTCACAGACGATCAGCGCGCCAACATCGGTACTTACCACGTCCTCAATTAGCGAGCCTGGTAATTCAGTCGTAAGCCCTGGTGATAAGGCAATAGCCTGGGAAACGAGCTTAGCGCGCAGCTCTTCCGCCGTCATCGGCACAGGGCCTGCTGACGTATAACTGACCGGTAAATCGCTCATATGGCCACCTGAGTAATAATTTTTGAACCTGCGTTTGTGATTGCCGAGATGTTATAAACAGGCGGGTCATCGCTGACTAACGCAATCTGCAACGAGGAGAAATACTGGCTGAATTGTTTCTGAATGCGGTTAACGTAATACGTCGGCAGGATTTGCTGTATCACAGACCCGGCAGCCGGGATGCCATTGTTTGCGTAAAAAGGTGATTCCTGTGGAGCCAGTTTCAGATTCTGGATCAGGGTGGTCAAATACACCGAGTCATTAAACCCATTTTCATCTGTTTCCACCAGGACCCACTTTCCCTCAGAGTTTCGGCCATAGGTTCTCACTCGGTGATACTCCCGTTAAACGTTGAAGTCGGCCCCCCGGTATCATTGCCGTCGTTACCGTTGGAATGTTCATGGCTGTTCAGCCACGCCACAAGGGACTCCCACCCGGCGTGCATGATTGCCGGGCTGGTGCTGGCCACAGAGTCCTGCAGATGCCCTGCCTCACCTGAAATGCTCCATTTTGTCCCGATCAATGAGATGACTGTCCCACCAACGGTTACCGTGAAGCTGTCAGGCGTGGAAATGGCGATGCTGTCAGGCTTCAGGAGAAAAGTGGTATTGCTGCCGCTATCGCGCAGCGTTACACCCTCCGGCCCGTACACTGTCACCACCTGCCCATCGACGTCCTGCCACTCGGTATGACTGATAGGAAGATAAACCAAGGCACTCAGGTTTGCCGGCTGCGTCAGATCGGCAACTCCGCCACCCAGGCCGCTCATGCCGCCAATATAGGTATCGGCAGGAATGACAATCCCCCGGTCTCCGGGCTGCATTGGATAGCGCACGTATTGGGGGCCAAAAAGAGGAATGGTTACCTGTGGCAAAGTGAATGGGATATTCGTCAGGCTGAACGAGACGGTAACCATCTTTCCAGACTGGCTGACGATCGTTGCAGGTAACACCTTACCGACCAACTGCATAGCTTCGGCAATTTTTTCCTCAGCGAAGTTGTTCATGCTCTTGGCAAAATTTAGTCGCTGATTAATGGTCACGATTAGGGCTCCTGCGTCACATACGCCTCAAAGATAGTTACCCAGCTCGCCGCGTCGGGCTGTCGGCTATTGCCTACGCATCTACATGACTGAATAGCGAATACGCCCGAGAATGCAGTCTTGCTACGGTATTGCGAGTACGAGGAAGCCTGAGTGATAGCCATGGCGCCTGCAGGCATCCTCACATAGTCACCAACCTGAATATCAGCCCTCATTACACAGGTAATCATCACCCGGTTAAACTCAATCCATACCGGCTGCCCGATAAGATCAGTAAATTCAAGCTGAATAGGGGTCTTCTTTTTCTCAGTTGCTACGCTGTCCCATACCCTGATTTCCTTTCCCGGGAACATGCCCATTTCAACGCCGAGATAACCCTCATCCCTGATAATGCTGCGGCTAATGCTTTTCAGGTTAGAGGCGAGTTGCTGCATACTGGAACAGTAAAGCGGGGAGTCGTAGTTCAGGACCAGCAGATCACTAATAGTGATATTGATTTTGCAATCAGGGAAAGCGCGTTGAAGCGCAAAAAAGAGCGCCACAGACAATTTTTGCCCTTTACTCCATGGCATCGTAATATTCACCGGCTTATCCACAGAGCCGGAACCGGCAGTAATAATCATGTCCAACGAGAGATCTATTCCCTGCCAGTTCCCGAATGGCTGCTGAATGACGCCTTCGAGAATCATCCCGCTCTGTGACGCTTTGGCCAGCGGAAGCCCTTTCGACATGCCGACAAATCCCTTGATCGTCATGCCGAACATGTTTTGCTCATCCTGCTGCATTTCCTTGATGCTTACTCCATACACCCTCACAAGGCTATTACCCATAGGCGTTGACATGCCATAGCGCTGAATATCAAATTCAACCATCAGGCAGCCAGGGTTATAGTTTCCGTATGCATCCAGGCTTTTATATTGCTTAAAAAGTTTCCCGCTTTTTTCGAAAATCTGGAAATCGTAATACCTCATCAGCTGGTTACCTCAATCAGGCCATTTTGTTCACGCCAGATCATGGTTGTTCTGGAGAAAACTCCGGCAATCAGATTTATTCCAGATTCATTCGTTGAGCCGACAGCCGGGGTATTAAGCACGGTATTACCAGAATTGTCCGTAATGAGGATGTACCACCGCTGTGCAGAGATATTCCATCTTATCTGGCAGTTATATACCGTTCCATCGAGCGCAGGTGTGAAAGCCATGCTCTCTCTCTCATTGCCAGTAAACGAGTAGGTTTCCGTCGTCATAGACCAAACTCCCCGCCTAGCCTACCGATAAGGCCGACAATATCGCTTACGGTACCGCCAAGCGACGTATTCCCGAGAGCAGCGACAGTATTTGTCCATTCGCTGGTAGTTTGCTTTGTTCCACCGTCAATTTTGCTCAGAAAGCTATTTACGGCCTGCTCCGCTCCTGTTTCATTGACCAGAGGCTGCTCGAAATCCCACAACCAGGATCGCTGCGGTACCGCCTCGCTGAAGCTTGTCATATCCTTTACCGTCCGCAAAATACACCCGCTGTAAAAAAGCGCAGGAGTCGCGACGATATAGGTTCCGCCAAGGTTGGCATGCGCCTGAAGGACAGACTGCAATGCACTTAGTGTGACAAACTTAGTCATAGCGCCGGTGTTTTCATTTACCGGCGCATCCATCATCAGCGAAATACGCAGAGGCTGAGCAAGCAGAGCATTAGCCGCTACGGTCTGGTTAGCAAAAGGGTATTTTGCGATGTCATAGTCGACCATCGTCCCACCCTGAACCGGTTTCCAGTGGCAGAAATATTTATCCAGATCGGTAAGATTAAAAGCGCCCCCAAGCAACCCTGTGATAAAGCTGGCGCTCTGGGTTAATGCCACGACAGGCAGCATCCCCCCGGGTATGCTCTGCGCGATTCCATTGCACAGAATGACGGGGGAAACCTCAAAGCCCAGCTTATACAGCTCGCGAGTGAATCCCATGGTTATTGCCCCCCTGCGATAAGGGCGCCGGAAACAATGGCATTCCCACCTGTGTTGTTAAGAACGACAATCTCTCTTCCGCTTCCGCCTGTTTTTCCATCAACAATCTGCTGTAGAAGCTGATTAGTTTTCTGGGTATTTTTAGCAATCTCAGAGTTATCATTACCAGCAGGCTCATTGCTCTTCGGCGCGCCGTACATGGCAGCATACTGCTCTCTGACGCGCCCAGGATAGGCTATATTTTCACTACTTCCCCTGCGATTACCCCCGTTGTAATAACGCAGGGCTTCGTCAAAGTCACCGCCTGACTGCTGCATGGCCCATGAGAAAACCCTGGCTCCGGCCATGATGTTATCGCGAGGTTCAAAAGGTTTTTCTCCCGGCTGGAAATTGCCAGGCATTACCTGCATGAGACCTTTTGCACCGGCCTTGCTAACAGCATTTTGATCCCATGAGGATTCCGCTGCTGTGATAGCTTTAAGCCATCGCGGGTCAACGTTGTATTTTTCAGCCGCTTCGGAAAAGTAATCATCATACTGAGTAGGTGCAACTCCGGATGCAGATTTTCCCCACTTCAGAACGCCCCACACGCGCGGGTCACTTTCGCTACCAGGGACATAGTCTGGACCACCATTTGGGTCTTTCACTGTCTCGTTGCCGAGCATGGTTGAATGCTTTTTAGCAAAATCCCCCACGCTTATTTCGCCGGTAAATACCCTGATAACATCCATGACAGCCAGAGCCATCTTTTTGACGCCAGACATGAAGTCATTTACGTCACTGGTAAAATCGGGCGAAGCAAGATAATCGCCAAATTTCTTAATACCTCCTGCCAGAGCATCAATCCACTTGCCGAGTTCGGGGGATTTCAGAACGGTATCGATCGCGCCTGCCAGCGCATCAGACAGTTTGCTCAGTTGCGGCGTGAGCGGTCCCAGACCTCGCACAAACGTATTTCTGATGCTCTGACTGCTGTAGTCGAGCTGGACGTTAAAATCCTGCCACTGCCGCGCCTGCTGGTCGGTAATTTGCAGCATGCGCGCATCCTGCTGCGCGCGCTTCTCCATGGCGGTGATCTCCTCATCGCTCATGTTTTTGAAGCGGTTCAGGTCGTCCAGCGTAAAGAAGTTTGTCAGGCCGTAGGCGTTGGCACCTTGCAGCGTGCTGCCGCTCTTCACGAAGATATCGCGCGCGTTGCGGATCATCTGCGGGAGCAGTTTTGCCGGGTCCTGGTCGGGATTGTTAATCCCCATCGCCTGAAACGTCCAGCGCTTCGACAGGTCCATTTGCGAGTCGCGGATAGCGCCCAGCGTCCCCGCGGGATTACCCAGTGCTTTCTGGTAGTTGATAGCGGTGGAATCAAGCGCGCCGATGCTCGTCCCGAGCCCAAGAGAAGTAAACCGCTGGGCGCCGGTGGTGGCCGCCAGACGGTTGATGCCAAACAGGCCGCCAACGCCCAGGACGCCGGTAAATATCCCGACAATACCACCCCAGGACAGAAGGCTGGCCGTCGCTTCCTTGATGTGTCCAGCAAGTTCTTTGGCATCCTTTTTTGCCTGATTAATAAATCCCTGACCTTGCCCGGCTTTTTTGTTGAATTCATCCTGCTTTTTCTTCGAGTCGTCGAGGTTGTTATTCAGCCGGTCGAGACCGCTGTTAATGGTCAGGATGGCTTCGGCAACGGCATTAAACTCCGCGCCTAACTCCTTCGCCTCACCTTTAGCCTTCTCGGTCTCTTTGCTGCCCTCGCCAATGCCGACGGCGGCCACGCGCCAGGCTTCCGGCAAATCCTCCAGCGCGCTCTGGTATTCGCGAAACCGCTCCATAAACGCGACAAACTTGTCGTCATTTACGTCAATATCGACGATCGACTTAGCTACCATTGAAAAAACCTCTTTCTTTGAGCGCTGACAGAATGAAACGCTGGCGATACTGAGCCGGGCTGGCGTACTCCTCGCCAGTTATTTCCCGTATCACTCGCCAGAATCCCTCATTCGACGCCCAGTCTAAGAGGGTATATATGACGCTTCCGGCTGGGCATTCTGGGTCTGGGTATCGGTATCCGGCTTCGACGTCAGCAACGAATCGCGAAACGCCGTAACGCTCGATGAGGTGAGTTGCCCATCGTACATTTTGATCACCGTTCCCACGGTTGGAGCGATCAGGTTCGCTTTCTGAATGGCAGAGGAAACCATAAAAAAAACCACCTCCCCCTCAACCTCGCGGTATTCGTCAGGGTCAATAATCCCCTGCTTGAATGCCACCTCAAGCGGCGCGGTCTTCCACTGACCATCGTCTCTATAGACAACAACGGTCAGGCGCTGAATCTCGTCGACGATGGTCAGGGTTTGCGGAGGTTCAGCCAGGTTCTGATTGTCCTGTTTTCTCGCTTCCATGTCCTGCCTGAGCCTTTTTCTCAGCATCATTGCGGCCACGCGCGCAGAGCCGAGAGGGCCAACCTGTGCAATGAAGTTGGTAAACAGATTACCCAGCAATACGCAGTATTCCTCAACCACTTCATACGGGAACGGCGTGACATGCAGATAGACGATAGAACCATCACTGCGGGTGATGTTGCTAACGAGATTCAATTTCTTATCGATTTTCATGCATTACACCCACATGTTGTCGTTGGTGTTCATGTAGCCGCTGATGGTCACCACAAACGCCGGGTCCATACCGCTGAAAGTCAGTTCGTTGAAGTTGACCAGATAGCAGTTAAGCAGCGTCAGGTTGCCGAAGGTGTTCGCATCCGGCGTCACCACAACTTCACCCAGCGCGGTATCAGTCAGGAAGCGCTGGCGATAGCTTTCACCCAGCCCCTGGGTTTTGAGAAGATGCACGGTCAGCGTAACCTGCTGATATGGCGCCTGGCTGCCGACAGTGCCGGTCAGCGTCGGAATAATATCGGTCGCCGGGCCGTCCGGACGAAGACTGATGGCGTCTTTTGCCAGGTATGAGGCAGAGACGTTAAGCGCGGGGGTATCCGTGACAGAAATAGCCCCGCGAACGCGGTTAAGAAAGCCCTGAGGTACTAATGGGTTGCCCATTTTTTACGCCCCTACAAAGTTCGTTACGTTCACGTTGAACGTGATGGATTCAAAGCCGCGGCGAGGAGTCATGACGGCGCTCAGTCCGTTGTACTTCCCTTCCCGGTAATCTGACGGGTTCAGGCTGGTATAGTTGCTGAACGGAACGGCGTTGATTACGGCGTTACCGGCGTAGGTGCCTTTATCGTACTCGGTGTTGAAATCCTGCTGGATCAACTGCGTGTCAATGACACGTCCGAGGATCAGGCCGTAACTGATGCCGTTACGCATCGTTTTAAGCGCCCGGCGCTGCAGGCGGTCGATACCCTTCTGCTCATAGTAGAGCGGGTTAACCGTCGTGTTAGAGCCGTTGATAATCTCGTTTGCCAGATCGAGTTCAAGGTTGATCGCGGTCCATGCCACTGAGTACCAGTAGTTGAACGGGTTCCCGTCCAGCATGCGGCCGGAGAACAGGACCTTGTTGCTCAGGCCGCCTTCTGCGCCAGTGCCGATATAGTTGATGTTGCTGTCCTGCAACGATTTCAGCAGCGCGCTGTTTCCTTCAAGAGGATATTCAGTCAGGCCGTACATGAAGCGGTACGCCATCGGCGGCACCATATTGCTGGAGCCAGGGTCGTTAGCCAGAGACGACTGAAACGGACCGGCCATGGAAAACTCGCTGGCCGGGATATCCGGTGACTCTACGCCCGCGCACACCGTTTTATTTTTCGTTTCTACCCATGCCTGATAGGTGGCGATCGTCGTGGTAACGAAGAAGTAAACCAGACTGCCCGGGGAGGTATAAAGTCCGGTCAGAGTTTTAAAGCTGGCGTTAGACTCCCACTCCCGAGGGACGAGATAGGAGAAGAATTTCTGATAGGTATTGCCAAGAGACACATCCTCGGCAATGAAGGCGGCCAGAGCAGTCACGGCGTCAGCAATGGAAACATCGCCCAACTCAAGCACATACACTGACCGGGTTTTCCCCTGACCCCAGAACGAGGTATTCATTTGTGAAATTTCGTTCGAAACGACTGTTTTCACGGAGCCCATGGTTGTCGCGGCGCCGGGATTGGTCGTCAGCGGATAGGTGAAAGTATTAGCTCCCGTAACCGTCGCTGTATAGGCGCCGTTGTAGCCTGCCGGCGCTGAGCCAGAAATAAGCACAGGGACCTGCGTTCCGTTCGCCCAGCCATGCGCGGCAGAAAGCGTCACTGTTACCACGCCAGTGGCCCAAGCGAGAGTAGAAATTGACTTTGCCGGGGCCAGAATGCTGGCAAGGTCGCTTTCATTGGTCAGCAGCTGATATTCACCTGCATTCAGCGTGGTGCCACCCATGGAAATCATCGCCCCGGACTTTAACAACTGCGAGGGCTTCGGCGGATTCGTCACCGACACGTTAATATTAACAATTGCCATTTACTTATTTCTCCGGGTAAATGTTCGGAATTGCAGATGTGATCAGCCGGCGCGACAGGTCACGCATCCGTTGCTGGTAGTAGTTAATTTTGAATTTGATGGTTTTGCGCATGGCGATGATGTTCAGCTCGTTCTGCGTGACACGCTCATCCTGCACAACGGGGATGTTCATGATCCCCATCTCCGGGGCATCGCCGGTCGTGTAGTCCTGCACATACCGCACAAAGTCTTCAATGCTGGCGTTACGCAGGCCGGTGACCGATAGCGTCACATCTTCCGATACCAGCTGATACTGATTTTGCTTTTCGTCCAGATAGAATGCGCCGGCGATAGGAGACGTGTTGCTGCATTTCACCGTCGCATAGGGCGGCGAAAGGTTTTGCGTTGAGAGCATCGCCGGAAACATCGGCATGTACTGATTCAGGGCCAGCCAGATCGGCAAAGAACTCGACACCACCACGTCAGACAGGTCTATATCGTCAGCAGAGTTGATGATCTGCGACCGCATGTGCGGGAAAATCGCCTCTCCGGTGTAGTGGTACAGATTCGCCGGCTCATTCAGCCCCGTACGCCGGGAGAATGAAAACTGAACACCAAAAAACTCACCGATGTAGAGCACCTCTGACCCGATATCGTTGAACGGGTCAATGTCCGCCTGCGCGGTAAATGTCACCACATTGCGGTCGTACAGTTGCTCATCGTCCTGAATGGTTTCTGTCGTCAGGTGCAGATATCCCTTAACATTCACAGTGGCAGGTTCATTGCTTGGATCGTCAGACAGAACCGAGGATTTCACCCAGAATACAAAGCCATCGAGCGGAAGCACCTTTCTGATGTACTTCGTGAAGGTCACCACCTGAAACCGGCTCAGGTCATCAAGCCCTTGCGTCAGGGTCGCATTAAGCTCGGTTTTGGCGTTCTGTAATTCACTCAGGGAAGGCATTCAGCACCCCGCTTACCCAGGCGCGCATTGCTGCCTGATAGGTTCCGGTGTCAATGAACGAGGGGCGCGGCGGCCCTTTTTTGCCCTTGAAGCGCTTCGATATACCATCAAGCGCGCGGCGTGTTGGCACGCCTGGGAGGCCGTTCATTTCTGTGTTATCGAGGAAGCCCACAAAGAGATCATGAACTTTTGACATTGACTCGGCGAGCGGGTCCTGCGCCGGCGGAGCGCCTGCGAACATGTTCTCAAGCGATGCTGCGAGGTCTTTGCTCATCAGGTCAGCAATGTCATTGCCGTATCGGTCAAAGAACGTCTGCATGATCTGGTACTTTTCTTCCAGATACTCGGCAACATCCCCGGTCGTGGTGCCTTCGTCCTCGTATGGAATGTCGATAACACCCAGGTGAAAGGTGATCATGACAAGCCCCACAGACTCCCGAACTGCTGAGCGATCATCAGGTAGCGACGCCCCCATGGGTCCTGCAGCATCTGGAGGTCAGCCAGAGACAGGTCTTTGAAGAAATCAGGCACCAGCCGCTGTGCGTTGGTTGAGTTATCGCCCGCGCCAGTAATAACCCCGGCTTTGAAGTCATTCAGACCATGCTCTTTGCGGAAATCAGAAAATACAGCCTCTGTGCCGTAGTTGATGAGAAACGACGCCCCAAGGTTATAAACCGCAATGCTATACATGTTCGGCATAACGGAGGCGATATCAGGGTTTACCCACTCAACCGCGCCGCCATAGGCGAGAGAAAAAGACGGCGAGTCGTCGGGAACCTGGTCGGGGGTAATGCCCATATCAGCTCGAACGAATTCGATAAATCCCGACAGACTGGTTGTCATTTTTTCTTGCTCCCGGCTTTCGGCGTGACAATTTTTTCGTTAATGGTCGGATCGTCAGAATGGTCATCGCGCCCCTTGGCCTGCTCTGCGCTGAATTCCATATCGCCCTCGTAGCCGATCCCGATTTCGCGCAGTGTGTTATCCAGCGCGGCGACTGATGCCTGCCGGCGGCTATGTGCGCCGCGGGTAAGATGGTCATCGTTATCGCGAATTGTTTTCTCAATAACGCTGGCGGAAACTGGTTTGTTGATGCTGTAGCACAGGCCGACAAACGCCTGGCTCTGGTCGATTTTGGTTGAGTCGATCAGGCCATAAACCTGATGATGCTGAATAACTGCTTCGACTTCTTCGGTCGAGCCATCCAGAACTTGCATCTGCGATCCGTGCTCAATGGGAATCTGGCGGAGTCGCCCGGTTTCCAGTTGGCGGAAAGTAAAGATGTGGCGCTGTTTGGTAGTGTTGGCGATGAACAGTTTCATTGTTTACCCTCGTAAAAAAGCCCCTGCACGGATAACCATGCAGAGGCTAAAGCACTTCTCGATTTCGCGTTTTAGGAGCTGTATGCCATCGACAGGATGGTGATAGCTTCCGGACGGACCGCCCAGCCAGATGTAGAGCGCATTTCTGACAGTACGTCAATAGCGCCCCCGGGGATTGGCGTCGGGATTTCCCGCGGCGCGGCCATGTCGGTGAACATCAGGGCGTTCGCCGCCAGAGACGGGCTAAGTTTGGCGAATTCGTTGGTGTTCACGGTGGAATTAACCATCGGCACTTCCACTTCTGGGATGGTGATGACCACCGCGTCAGTGCCGCCAGCACCGGCACCGATCAGCGTGTCGTCGTATACCCAGTCAACCTGAACATTTGCACCGCGCAGAACCTCTTTCACAGTTCCGCCAACGGTGTCAGTACCACCACCAGGACGCTGGTAAGAGGTCAGTTGAACGATCTGCTGAATCTCCATCGCGCCCAGCACGCGCTGCGGCCCGAGGATAACGACACGCTGCTGGCGACCCAACTGCATGGTGCGGGTCAGTGCGGCCTGCACATGGCCAAGCAGATAAACTGCCATCTGGCCATGATCGTAGGTCAGCACAGTGGTGTTGCTGTTGCTGTCCGGCGGCAGCGTTTCGGTGGTCGCGCCTGCGGTGTTCAGCAAGCCTTCGCCTCCTGCCGGGTTCATGCCGTACAGCAGCGCAGAGCGCAACTGCTGGAAGATACCCTGACGCATGCCGAGACGCTGAGCCTCTGGAAGTGCCACGTTCCAGTTACCGGCCGCCGCGGTGTCGTGGTGATCGTAGATACCACGGCAACGGAACAGATAGGTAGGAGTGGAAATCATGCGCGCTTCGAGCGCCACGCTCGGCAGCTGGTTGGCGTTACCGGACTGACTGGAGGTTACCTGGGTACGGATATCCAGACGGCGCATATAAACGTACTGGTCGCCTACACCAAGGCGAACCTGCGGGTTACCGCTGGCGATGGTTTCAAACGCACCGGACGCCTGCTGGTAACCGATGATCAACTCCGGCGCGATGTACGACGGGTTGACGATGGTGTAACTGGGGGTAATTGCAGCCATTTAAAGCTCCCGATTAAAGTAAGACCAGCGCGCAGGCGTCGTCGTTTTTCCAGGTAAGGAAGCCCGTCGTACTGTCATAGCTGACAGTTTTGGAATTCCCGTTCTCGATGGAGAGGACTTTCACCGGCAGCGTGATATCTGCCTGAGCCACAGCACCGATATTGCCCTGCGTGGTCGCGGAGCCGCCCGGCGCGCTTGCCGGCGCATAGGTGAAGGTTGTCGCAGTCGGCACGGACAGCACAACGACGGTACCGTTATAGGCCGCCGGAGCTACGCCGCTAATCTTCACGTACTGGCCAGCGGTCAGTCCATGCGCTGAGGCGGTAGTGGCAGTGGCCACGCCGTTCGAGTAGGTCACCGAAGACGTCGCAATGTCAGAGCCGGCAAAAGCCGCCGCGGCTGCGGTGGTCACCCGATCATTGACAAAGTCCCACGCCAGAGCCGTTTTCACCGATGCGCCAGCGGTTCCCAGCGCGACCACCTGCACTGAAGCTTTCAGCGGAACGCGCATGTTAGAGCCAAGGCGATAGAATGAAACGCTCATGCCGGACGCATACAGCGGAACCGGAGATTGTGGAGTGGTAAGGCCGTTGTGAGCCTGATTGAAGACAGTGAAGCCTTCAAGCTCAGCCAGCGACACAGCACGACGAATGGTCGAACCGCGAGGGCTGGATTTCACACCGGGCAGCAACTCAGCAACCGGCAGGCCGCCCCAGAGTGGTTTGGTTTCGGTGGCGGCGACAGTGCCGGACGCCAGGTTAAACCGGTTTGCCGGGTCATCCAGAGCAACGCCCTGAATGAAGCCATCAGACTGCACACCGAAAGAACCAGCGGCATTCGTGGTCTCCATCGGGTTAAGATATAAATTAGCCATGCTTCAGAGCTCCCGTTAAGCCTGGTTGTTAAAACTGGTGACCTGACGCTTGCCAGACTGGAACGGCGCCCAGGTGACGGCGGGATCGCCTTCAAAGGTGCTGATCTGGCGACCGGTAGCATCGGCGCGCTTAATCTCGCGCAACTGACCGGGACCAACTGACAGGCTGGCCGCCTTCTGCGCATCAGCGTAGATATGCTTTTCGGCAGTGCTCAGCAGTTGAGAATCAGCGATGGCAGAGAGATCGACGGCTTTGTAGTCCGGCGAATGCTCCTGCAGTTGAATCATCAGCCGGCGGCGATACGCCATCGGTTTTTCGCCGGACAGCGGGATCGGGGCGCGTTTACCAAAGCTGGAGAAGACGCTATCGGCTTTCACCTGCGCTTCAGCAACTTCGTTGCGCTCTTCGTCGCTCAGTTCGGTAGGAATGCGGGAGCGAAGCTCAGCAATTTCCTGGAGGATTTGAGAGTCGGCTTTTTCTTTTGCCATTTTCTCAGCCTCTTCGGCATCTGCCTTTGCTTTGGCTTCAGCATCAGCTTTTTCCTTCGCGTCCTTCTCTTCCGCGTCGGCCTTCTCTTTGGCATGCTTTTCTTTAGCCATGCATTCAGCCTCTTCCGCGTCGGCCTTCTCTTTGGCTTCGCACTCTTCAGCGTCAGCTTTTTCTTTCGCATCGGAGTCGGCCTTTTCTTTCTGCATGTCTGCCAAGCACTCACGCATTAGGGCCTTCAATTCCTCTTTGTCCATATTTTCAGCCTCGTTTGGAATGGAATCAGATTTAACACCGGTAGGGGCAAGGAGCTTGTCCCACACGCCCTGTTCACAAATTGCAACGTGGTCGAGCAGCTCGGGGGATGGCTCCACCAGTAGAGGCTGACCGTCGACAATGATTGATTGAGCAACCTCTGAGAACTTCACAGTTGGCGAGGTGCTTAATTGCCTTGTTGCCATAATTTCAGCAGCTTCGGCGTCGTACACACGCGCAACGGCCCACACTTCGCCCTTATCGGCAACCCAGGCATTTGTCAGGGTGCCAATAACGCGCTTTGAGAACTCGTCGCTATCAAGTGTTCTTTTTTCGGGGTGAAGCCAGATAAGTGGTACGCCAGCTACCCGCTGGAGAAATTCAGGGGTGAGATAGTCGTCCGGGTTACGGAAGGTCATCTCCTGATCTGCAGATCGCCAGGTAACTCCTGTTCCGGTCACCCGGATGGCGAACATCCACATGTTGTAAAAATATTGCGGACTGCTGAGCGTTCCGTCAGCGATGAGCGCGGCCACGTCGGTTTCATTGAGCGCCTGCTGCGCCAGCATTTCAGCGAATGGCTGATGAAGCGGCTTAGGCAAATCGTCAATATGGAACCATCCGGCGGCCAGAGATTCGTCGTTTAACTTCGCTTCGAACTGCTCCGGCACGTCGGCGCGGCAGGTCAGATAGTCACCGTATACGCTGTGCGGCGTGAGCAAGCCATCGTACTGATAGCCAGTTTCCTCCAGCACCTCGCGCCGCGCGGCGTCTATGGCTAACTCTCCCGGCTCTATCGTCCCGCCCGGCTGGCACCATGTGCCATCATCCGAGCGCTGGATCAGGAAGACGAATTTCCCCTGACGGAACATTATCCCGCTGCCAAAAATAGCCACGTTTCAATGCTCCTATGCTGCTTTCATGGACTCCAGAAACTTGCGGCCCTTCTGGGTTAGCATGTCCTCTGGAATGCTGCGGAGGTTATACAGATAGGTGACGTAGCACCGGCAGAAAACCTCTTCACCGGGCTGCGTGATTGCGTCGAGATAGCCGGCGGAGCCAGCCTTGACGTAACCATTTTTTTGCGCCCAGTTTCCGCGAATGAGATAGACCAGCTTATCCCGTTCCTTGTGGTCCTCACGGTAGTCATAACCCGCCTGGCGCCAGTGACTGTGCCACTCGGCAGCAATTGCGTTGTTGCTCGTCGCGATGATGTTGTCGATATTGGCGATCAGCTTATGACTCTGGTCAATCATCACGCGACGTGCTTCATAATCGACCTGCTGGGCACTCTTCTGGATATGATCGCAGTTGTAGTTAACCCCGCTTCGCGACGATGGTGACAGACCGCCACCGACATAATCCTGCACCGGTATGCTGGTTGCCCAACCGCTGAAACGCTGCACGGTTTTGTTAATCGCCGCGGTGCGATTCAGCTTTATCAGGTCAGCGCTAGCGAGAATGCGGCGATCCAGTTCACTCCTGAGCTTTGGCTCCATGTAATTAAGAGTGAAACGTGAAAGCCCCTTGTGGCGCTCCAGCGCGCCAGCCTTGCTTACCTGCAGGTCATAGGTCTTCCGGAGACGTTCTGACACCATGCTCATGTAGTCGTCATCAGTTTCACTTTCGGCAGCCTGCCGGATAATGGACTGCCATTGCTCCAGCTCTTGCCGCGAGGTGTAGCCATTGCGCAGAAAGAACTTCACCGCCTCACGTACGGTGCGTGTGAAAGTCTTCATAGCATCATCCCGCCGCCGGGCTCTTCTCCCTGCGGCTGCTGAGGCCGATTAGCCTTTAGCGAATCGATATCAAGGTCAAGCCGCTGCGGGAACAGGCTTTCATTGGCGTTTGCGTTGGTCTGTGCCCACTCGATAAGCAAAGCGCGGTTTTCGTCGTCCGTGTTGGTTTGCGGAAGGAGAACTTCCAGCATGCTAACGATCGCCTTAAATCGGATTTCGTCGACCTTCACTTTTTCGCTTTCCGGCTCTTTCAGAGAGGACGGCCAGCGATATTCGAAGTTGTTAATCCATGATGAAAAGTACACGCTGTGCGTGTTTTTCAGATCCGGGAAGTCAGCGCGAAGAGACTGGAAAAACTCAATACTCCAGGCGCGGTACTGACAAATACGGATGAAATAGTCGTACAGCGGCTCAAGCCATTCGCGGATATTGTCGATATATACCGCAACCGAACGGGCATCTTCCGTCCCCTCACCAAAACCCTGAGCGAACGTTTCCGAATTCAGGATGATGGCCGGCATGTCGGCCGCCGCCGCGATATTCTCCAGGATGTGATTGCGGGCAGAATCTAGCGGTTTTTCCAGGTTGCTTAGGTCGATCGATTCGATGCTGTCACTCTCTCCGATCTGCAGGACCTCACCTGTCTTACCTCTTTTGAGCAGCATTCGTTTGATGCCGCTGAGCTTCTGCATCATGTTGTTGACGACTGAGCTAGGGCCCTTAATCTTCGTTATCAGCAAACCACCTTTCACGGAAACCATGTCGTCAGTACGCATGGTCTGAATGAAGGATTTCAGCGGGAATAGCGCGCGCTGGTAAACGCTGCGTCCGGTAAAGCCAAAGGCCGCCGAGTTATAGGCCAGATAAATAGGGTCTTCGTTCTGCTGCACCACGCAGCGGGATTTGTGATATGGCTTGCCAGCCACCCTGATCCCGTCAACCTTCTGGAATTCCTTCGCGTTCGGGTCCTGGTTCAGAACGATACTCCCCGCGGTGTTCAGCGGGTCAAGGATGTTGAAAGTCACGTTGTGCTTATAAAGAGTGCGGTAATCCACCGCCGTGGATGGCTCCTGGTTATCAACCAGCATTGCGACCGCAGAAACGCCGTAAATACGAGATATGCGCGCCGCATTGGCAATGTGCTTATTGGCGCCCAGTGCTTTCCACTCTCGCTCAAACGCATCGCGAAGACGTTGCTCAATACCGTACGCCTGCGAAATGTGAAGGGTGCGCGGCTCATTCATCGCCATCTTGATGGGGCGATCCACCATTTTTCCGCCCAGCGGGTGGAAGAGGTAAATCGTTTTGCAAGTCTCATAGCCAGCCGACATACCCGGCTGAATATCATCGCTGTCCAGGAGCGTGATCAGCTCCGGCGAGCAACTGCCGAGTGCGATATCATCTTCGTTCATTGGTTTTCTCGCTAGAGTGCGTCGCCGCTACCGAACGCGATGATCAGCCCGTAGGTGTAATCATCCAGCAAATCGTCGGCGCGCTTGTGCGCGTTCTTATCGGCAAGGTGGAATCGTGATACCTGCTTATGCAGATGATTAGCTGTTTCGCCCTTGAATACGGCTGTCTTCTCGTAGGCGTATCGGGATATTTTCGCCAGGCCGCGGTAGTGATAACCGGAGGCCATAATGGCGCGCTCGTCCTTCCCTTTGCTGGTCAGGGCGGACTCAATTTTGTTGACCGGCCATCCAAGGCTTTCACCTTTCTGCAGGAGAATGCTGCCCATACTGGCGTCTTCGATGAACACGCCCAGGCTGCCGTTGATGGATACACACTGGCTGGAAAGTTCATTGAGGCGCTCGAATACCGATGGCATCCACGTTTCCAGCAGCGCACCGTCTATCTGCACTACATCCCAGTCGAGTATCGTCAGGCGCTGAATGCCGGGACGGGTATCGACGGCGTAGTAAACCACCGCCGTGCCGTCATGCTCAGTGCCGCCCTTAACGGCGGTATCCATGACAGCGAAAACGGCCTGGCACATCTCAGGGTATTCGACGGGCTGATCCTGATTCTCCCCCTCAAACCATTTGCGGATGTCGAACAAGGAGGCTGCAGACCAGTCGACGAACTCGGCCAAGAACTCCTGCCGGAACACGCGCGGATCGTTGTTCTGCCGCTCTTTCTCCAGTTCCTCTGGAGGCACGAAGGGGTTGGACGACGTCGGCGCGTGATGCTCATGGAAGCCGAGGTCTTTGTTGTGGCAGATGGCATAGAAGAAGTTTTCTTCGTCCACACCGTCAGGCGTTGAGAATACGTAAGCCCGGCCCTTTGTCGTCAGCAGCGTAGGCTTGATCGACTTCGGCCAGATCTCCTTCAGCATTTCCGGCGACTTGGTAAACGCCGCCTCATCGATCAGGATGATTTCGTACTCACGGCCACGACCGGCCAGTTTGTTGTCGTTGGTGACCCAGAAGTCGATCTTTCCGCCGTTCTTCAGCAGCAGACGCTTCTCCTGTCGGCTAAAGCTTTTCTTCAGAGGCAGCAGGATTTCTTCCAGCTTGTCGTAAATCTCCTGGTACTGACGATACTCGGCGGTGAAGATACCAACCCGGCCGCCTAGCTCGATGTCCATTCCCGGGCGACGGAACGGTGACGTTGCGTAGGTCACAGCAGCGCTCGACAGCATGAAGGTTTTTCCCCATCGCCGACCGCAGCGAACCGCATTCAACTGGTGATCCCAGGAGTCAGACCAGACCGTTAACTGCCCGTTGTGTAGCGTGGGTAGGTAAATGTCGGCCATGATTTATCTTCCCGGTATCGGCAGCGAGTTATGCACGACGATCGCGTTATCCTTGTCGCCGTCTTTCAGTACATCGATTTCGAGCTCAACCTTTTCGGTCGCGGCTTCGCGGTAAGCGGCATCAACGCGCTGCTTGATAATCGCCGCCTTGGTGTACTCCAGCGACTCAATGCGCGCAGTGTTGCGATGCATAGCCTTCTGCGCCTGAGAGATAAGGTCGTGCAGATCTTTGGCCTGCTCGCTGTCGGCTGTCTCCAGCTCTGTCTGCCAGCGCCCGATATTCTCTGCCGCTGTCAGGCTCGCCGCACGCAGCCAGAAAAGCTCATCGTCCAGCGTGAGCATCTGGGCGTCTTCGGTGATGGCGTCAGAGAGCAGCATCCGACGGCCGTAGCCACCATGCTTTAATGCATTCTGGTTGCCAGGCTGGAAAGCGTTCGTCGGCGGTGCAGTGCGCGATCCGCGTATCGGTTTCGTTTCTGGAGATTTTGAGCGGGCGCCTGTTTCACGGGCGGATTTTTTCACCTTCCCGTTTTTAATGGCCCCGCCTTTCTCCTTCTGCGAATTCGCAGATTTTTTCGCAGTTTTTTTTTGCGAATTCGCACCGTAAGTCGTTACTTTGATATAGCGTTTCGCAGATGAGTAATTCAGTCCCTGCGCTGCGCACCAGTCTTTCGGGGATATTCCTGTTTTGGCATGCTCGGCGAGGAACTGGTGTTGCAGTGCTCCCCAGTCCGGTTTTGCCATGGTCCTTACCTCGTTGTGACATTATCGAAGCCCCTCAGGGAAGGACTTCTGTAATGCGGGCTCTTATCTCAGCGCAGCCCCTTGCTGCGTGCCGGATACTCGGTTACGAGCGCCAGCTGTGAGATGAATGGGCTGGCTTCTGGCCAGTCCGGCCTCTCCGGTAGTCGACAGAGCCAAATCGACAGGAGAATGAAGAGAATCAGCATGGCGCGTTACTTCTTAACGCTGTCCGGCATTACCGCACCAACTACGCCAGCCAGCGCCACACCGCCAGCGATGACGGTTTCCTGAATGCCCGGAGGCATCTGATAGCCGAATACGCCAGCAACAACAAGAATGATGCCGCGCCAGGTGGAAGCCTCTTTCAGTCGATTAATGAGATAGTTCATAGCTCAACTCTTTCCTTTACCCAACCATATAGAAAATCTTCATTTGCCGCCCGAGCTTCAGCAAGCTCAAGATAGCGGGCGCCCTGGCTACAATTCAGCCCCTTCAGCAGCGTGGTTTCGCCATCTTTGCCACGAACAGCGAGATAACTTTTCAGGGCAGCGATGGTGATGTTGCCGATCGCGCCGTCCGGCTTCAGGTCCGGATATAGCTTGCCCTGCATATTCAGAGCTGATAACCAGCGCTGCAGGAATGTACTGGCGACACGCGGCCCCATGTTCACGCCGGTATCACACAACTCCTGTGCAATGGCTGGCGACAGCTCGGCGATGCGGTCGAACTTCGGTTCAGTCCAGTATTGCGACAGGTAAATGGCTTTGGCGGTTTCCCGTGGTAACGCCTTCATATCACCTGCGTAACCATATGCGCGGGCGGTAGTCTGCGTGATGCCCCAACGCGTAGGGCCGCCTTTATCATTCGGGTTATTTACGTAACCCCCTTCTTTACCGAGGATGCCCTCGATAATCTGATCTGCTGTCATGGCGCCTTAACCCCGGTAATGCGTTCCCAGAAATAGGTCAAAGCAACAGAACCCATTGCCCCACTAATTCCGGAAGTGGCCAGTATCATGTAAATACTCAATCCGCTTTCAATGCTCACCAGGCCAGCAATAACGCCGGTAAACCCTGAAACCACCATTTGGGCAAGAGCATTGATCAAGCTCCATGTTGCCTTGCTCTGCTTCACATCTATCAGGTAGCGGACAAGTCCACCCCAGCAAGCAATGATCAGCAGAACCAGCCAGGACATCCCGGCAATGCTCTCTTTGTCTTGCATACGTTTAGCCATAGTTACCGCCTCCGATGAAAGATCGGGAAGCTGTGTGTTTTAAAAGGGGTCAGGCCCGTCAGGCTGGATTTAACAACGAAGCGTGTCGATGATGATTCCTGCGGGACCTGATAATAAAAAACCCGCTCAAGGCGGGAAGAAATACCAAGGGTAAAAAGTGACGGCGGTAGCCGTAATGGCCCCAAGGTAGAGGGATTGGCGGCCTGCGACGCTGTTGCAGCAGCGCCCCTGATGGATTGGATTATGAGCCCGTCATCAGGTCAGGCCATTATCTGGCGCACCATTCAGGACTCGAACCTGAAACCGATAGCTTAGAAGGCTATTGCTCTCTCCGGTTGAGCTAATGGCGCTGAATTGGCGGGACAGGAAGGATTCGAACCTTCGACCATTCGGTTAACAGCCGAACGCACAACCGCTGTGCTTCTGACCCTGAAATGAAAAAGCCCAAGGCGTTAACCTCGGGCTTGAATTCTTTGTGTGTCGACAATCGAAGCTATGGCGACGATATCAGATTTACATGAAATATATGCCTTTCAGTTCGGTTTTGCAAGACTTACATCTAAATTTGTCGCCTTTTGTTGTGAACGTGATCGTGTTACCGATATGAGAGCATTGCTGTCAAGCTTCACAAAACTGCTGCGCAGCGCCAGCCAATGAGGAAGGTAGGTTTCTGTCCACGTGGACTTTGCTACACCAACCAGTTCCGCCAGCGCCTGGTATTCATAAGTCTCCCGGCCTGCCAGTTCTGCTTTGACATCCTGCGCCGCCAGCCATGTCAGTTTCTTCAGCCGCTCCATCGTCTTGCCGGCCACTTTCTTAGCGCCGAGTTGACCACGGAACTCCGTCCACGCCCACTGGGTGATCGCCACCTGGTGCTCAAAGCGGATATTCTCGCTGTAGTTCCACAGCAGCCACGATTTCTGATGCTCTTCCAGCGACAGCAGAGCCCGGCGCCAGCTTGCCGTCGAATACTCAACGGGCAGAACGAGAGCGATCGATGAACCCTTAGCGCGTGACTGATTGCCGCTCATCGGCGGCCCATCCGGGTTAACCATGCGTTGTTTGGCCTCGCTATAAACTTTCTTCCTTCCCCGGCTGCGCGCCGTAGCGGTGAATTGCGCGTTTTCTGCAAAGACTACCAGTTGCCCTTTCGTCGCGCCGCTCAGATCGGCGGTGGCCACTATCAGCTGCTGGCGAACATACTGGAGGTATTGGGTATTAATCATGCTGTCTCTCCCAGGGTCTGATAGATGCGAACGAAATTTCTCAGTATGCGGTAGTCAACCAGTACGGTGCCGCGGCTACGCAAGAGGCGAAGCTTTTGCCAACGGTCGCGGATGCGTTCGATAACGTCACGGCTCATTTGGATGCCCTCACCATGGCCTTAGCCATCGCCTTATAGGCTCTGAGCACATATGCGCTTTTCCCGTACAGGGTGATTTGGAAGGTGAGTCCGCGAGACTCCCAGGTATTGACCGGGGACTCGTCCAGACCTGCATCCGCAATACGCCTGGCCTTAGCCAACTGCCAAAATGGACCTGTCAGCCAGATGCGGGCGTAAGCCCCTTCGTCGCTATAGGTGATCTTCATGCGGCCTCCTGATGGCGTGCTCGGCGCTTTTCCAGCGCGCGAGCTCTGCGGGTGAATATGGATTTGATGCGCTGCAGATAAGGAATATCGAACCGGCGCGGCTCGTTATCAGCCTCAAGGCGCTCTACGCGGTCAAGGCCAATGCGATCAATAAGGCGAATCCGGTACTCAACTGCGTTCCCGCTCAATTGGCGGTTGCAGCGGGTACAGGCGGAGTGGACATTGAATACGTTGAACTTCAGATGCGACGCTGCGCCGCGGGAACGGTAATGACTGGCATCAATGGCACTGCCGGTCAGGTAGTTGCTCTTGCCGATGAGTGGATTGCCACAGCTGACGCACGGCTTACCTTCATCACGAATGCGAATGTACCGGTTAAAGGCTGACTGAGCCTCTTTATCCCATTGGGCCTTTGTCTTGAATGACTCGCGCTTGGCGCGGCGACGCTGGCGCCCCTCCTTCTCGGATTCGCGCTGGAGCTTCACCGCCCTGGACTTCGCCGCTTCACGGGCTTTTGCTGTCTGCTTTTTGGCGATCGCGCTGGCGCATTCAAAGCAGCAAACTACCTGCCCCTCCAAGGTGGGATGGAACCATTCGCGGCAGTGGGCGCATTTACGGCGTGCAGGTTTACGCATGATCGCCACCCTGCACCTGTAGCAACGTCAGTCGACCACCAAACACCGCACCAGTATCGATATACATCTGGTTAGCGTATTTGAGAGGCTGGCGCGCCGGGGTATGCCCGAAAATAAACAGATGCGCGCCGGTTATCTCCTGCACAATTCCATCTTGTGCATCGCTGACGCGTTCGCGGTTCCAGATCACCAGATCCGCATCAACTGGCTTATCAAACTCATATTCACTATGCGGATAATCGGCATGGCAAATTACGACTTTTTTATCACCTGTTTTCAGCTCAATGATGATGGGTAACTCTGCTACCTTATACGCAAGGGCTTTTGCCAGGCGCTCTTTGTCGTAATCAAGGTTAAAGAACCATCCGCCGCCGTTAGCGAGCCAGTGATTCACGTTCCCGGACGAGGATAGTCCGTCGAGCATCATCTGCTCATGGTTTCCGCGAACGGCCATAAACCAGGGCATTGTGATTAGCTCAAGGCATTCGACGTTTTCCGCCCCGCGATCGATAAGGTCACCTACCGAGATCAGCAGGTCACACAATGGGTCAAAGCGGACCCTTTCCAGCTCGTTCATCAGCAGCGTATGGCACCCATGCAGATCGCCAACAACCCAGATGTTGCGCCAGTCAGCGCCGTTAATGCGTTGATAAATGCTCATGCAATTTTCCTTCTGGCAGCGCGGCGCAGCCAGCTGACATCTGCCAGGTGAGCCGTATAGTGAAAGGTGGGGATGTCGGAAGGCTTAACTTCGACCTTGCGCTTGCGGCGCGCCGGTACGCGGAAGATGCCGCGATCCATTACTTTGGCGAGGGGACTATGCATGGGATTCTCCCCAGCGCTTGGCCCATTCGATTTCAATGCGGGACTTTTCGCTGAACTTAACGCCCTGTTGAGTGCCGAACCAGTAGATCGCCTCAATGACTTCAACCATCTGACGCACTGTCATTTTGCTGGTACGCTGACCGAACATCACAACGCCGCCATCCAGCCCGGGGGCCATGCGCTGCTCTTGTTTTTTCGATTTGGCCACCAGGGCAGTAATGAGGTCTTTCCAGTCGTCGGAGTCGTATTTGTTACCGAACCAGATAACCTGATCTGACAGGTCTTTCAGGAGCGGCCACATTTTCTTGTTTTGCTCGAGAGTGCGCGTCATCTCCTTGATATCGAGGATCAGCGGGCGCTTGGCATCCACTGGCAATTCTCGAATAAAATTGATGGCGTTCTGTTTGATAGCGTCGTTGACGAGGTGGAATTGCTGTTTCACGCTTCACCTCCTGAGAGGTCAAACGCAGAATGCAGAAAATCGCCGGTGGCTTTCGCCATCGATGACAGGTATTGCTTTAAGGTTTTGTGCGCCATGTGTCCCCACTTGGCGCCGGGGTAAAGTTGTCAGTTGTCCAGACTGACCAGGTAATTATCGCCCTTCCCGGGGATAAAAGCAAAATGAGCATATACGAGAAAACCCCTCAGGAGAGGGGTTTGATTTCAACTGGAGGCTTTGAGTTCTGCGGGGGATTTAGGCATGCTCCCGCTCCTTCTGGTGCTGGTCTTCGCTGCTGAAATCGTCGCCGTCGATGGGCATTAGGTTTTGTCCCAACCCAGTGCATGAGCCCCCAGCCTTTACTGCATGAATCGTCCCTGTTAACTCTGAGAGTGCAGTAAGCATCCACTCATACCCACGCAAAGACTCGTTAAATCCCATAAGCTTAATGAGTCGTACTGTCTTTCCCACATTCTCAGGAAATTGGGATTTGATGATTATCGCCAACCCTCCTGCGCGTAACTCAGCCATGGTTCACCTCCTGCGGGGCGGCTGCGAGCATGGCAGCGCGGCAGGCGTCATAAGTCGCCTTGCTGGCCTGATATACGTGTTCGCTTTCACGAATGTTGCAGCGCACATCATAATCCAGACTTTCCAGTACTGTTTCGAAGTCAGGCACTACCGGCTGCTGCGCGTGGCGATAGAGAGGCGCTATGTTTCGCTCTAAGTCGGTAATGACGCTCCATATTGGGACTGACTCAACGCCTTGTTTCGCCATATCACGATAACTGTCGGCATACGCCAGCACAGGATTGCGATCCGGCTCGGTGTCCAGAGCTGGCTGCGATGGAGGCATATCTGGACCTTTGCGAATAGCTTTTGCCAGCTCGATAGGGTCATCGTAAAGCCAGTCTCCGGTCTCAGGGTGATTGGCTTCTGCCAGTTGTGCGGCCCATTCTAGACCGTCTTTGTGCCCCTGCAGGTAGTCAAGCGGCAGTTCAACCGGCTCGCCGTCCATTGCGGCTAGCGCCATGCCATCGATGATTTTTTGCAATCTTTCCGCTTCGCGCTTCCATGCTGCCCATGATTTCGGATTTCTATCTATCGTTTCAATTTCGTCAGACATTATTTATTCCCCTTAAACATATCGCACTGGCAGTTTTTAGCCTTCCTACCGCTACCACATGGGCATTTTTGATTGCGTAATTCACCTGGAACGATTTTTACCATAGAGCGCTTACGCTCCTCTTCTCGCTCCATATCGCGTAAAACCAGTCTCCAGTCGCGCATCACTCAGTCTCCACCTTGATGCCAGCGGCGGCGAGGCGCTTCTCAACCTCATCTAGGCAGCAATTCCAGGTATGCCCTGCAAACGGAATGTTTGAACTATCCACCTTTGGCGGTAGCTTCACGGCGCGGGAATCCAGCTCGGCGATGCGCTTAGCCTGCCAGTCAACGAAGTCTGCAAGCCCAACACCTTTTTCGCGCAAACCGTAGTCATCCAGAAGCATGTCATATACATCTGCTTTGGCCTGCGCCTTCTCCAGCGCCTCTACCAGCTCAGCGCCACCGGCCTGATATGCCTCCCATGCCAGTTGAATGCCGGTGTAGTCATAAGCATTGAGCGTGTTACTCCAATGCATGTATCTCGCGTGAAATGGTTTGTCAGAAAGCAAAGCCTCGAATTTATCTCTCTGCGCCAGTTCGGTGATATCAGTTTTCATGCTCGCCATCCTTCGCAGCTGTAATTGCTGCATCCATCAAAGTCGTATGGGTTGTATTGCCAGGTAATGCGGCCACAATGTGGGCAGTTCCAGCGAACCTTTCCACTTTTTGCCTTCTGTCTGCGATTGTATTTTTTTAGCCATTCCGGCATCAGCAGTCCGGCACCTTGAACCATAGTTCGGCGGTTGAAATCATTGATATTGAACGTGCGGCGCTTTACTGCATCTGCCATATGGAATGGCAGCCACACAACGCCGGGCTCATCCGTGTTGGCGGATACAAAAACGAATGCCTTGCTGAAATCATCGGTTGGCAACCCTCCGCTTTGTAGCCAGTAAACATCGTTCCCGTTCCAATCGCCTTTTTTATACGCAACGTATGCGCTGCAACCAGCTTCAACTGTGCTTTCGTTGGGGATGTACTGGCAATCCACATGCCATACAGCTAGGGCATCAACAGCGTCAGCGCAAATTGGCTGGTCAATCTCTCTCCCGTTGTCCCAACTTCTCTGAGCCTCTTCCTGCGTGTAAACGTGCGCGCGGTCGATGTTGGAGCTATATCCGTTTCCGTTATGGCAATGAAACGAGGCGTTGCTCCCCACAGTTTCGCGCGTGCAGAGCATGTAAAAACGTTGGCTCATTTGTCCCCCTCGCGCAGCTGGCACAGGGCCACAATGCAATCACCGAAAGTAAGCGCTCCTGATTCAGTAATCTTCGCAACAGCTTCATCAACGAATGCTGAGCGCTGAGCGGCTACGATGCGATCGGTGGCGGGGGTTTCGTCCAGAAAATCAATCAACGCCTCAAATTCTGACGGCTCGACAACGTATTTCAATTCGTCGCCGTTAACCTCGCACTCCTCCGCAGTCCTGTTTACCGCATTGATTGCGGCCTTCAGCCCCACATTCTCCGCAGCCAGCTGCTGGTAAGCTTTCGCCAGCGCCATAACCTTTGTCTCTTTGATCGACAGCTCGCCTGCACTCTCCAGCGACTGAATGAGCTCGTTTACTGTTGAGATGTTCATTTTCTTACCCCCGCCAGGCACTGGTTAAAAAGGTTGGTCAGCTTGTTGGCGCCGCAATGATGATTGCTAAACTGAAAATCCGCCGACGTGCTTTCGGTTACGGTTGTCTGCTCTGCAAGGGTGTAGCGATAGCTCCGACATTCTCCTTCGCGCTTAACGCGTCCATCGCGGTTCATCTGCCACAAAGCAGAATTGACAACGGACTTGTCTAGCCCAGTCCCGCGGCGGATATCCTGAAATGAGCAACCAGGGTGCTGCCCGATGAAGTTGATTACAGCCTGTCTGCCGGTATTGTTTTTCATCAAAATCCACCCCGCTTGGTTGGTTTTTCTTCTTTCTCGCGCCGGCGCTGACTGGCAGCCTCCTGGTCGCAGTCATAAATCGCCCCGTGACGTTGCTCGCAATAGACAACACCTGTCTCACCATGCCGGTTAAGGCGCAGCAGCAGCTCTGTGTCGCTCTGGTTTGCGTTTTCGTCGTAGGCACCTTCCCGGTAGATGGCAAGCCAGTAGTCGCAGTCCTGCTCTATCTGGCCTGTGTCGCGGGAGTCGCTCGGCAGCGGTCGCTTGTTGGTTCGCTTCTCCAGATCCCGGTTGAGCTGAGTCAGGAGAACGACGACGCAATCCAGCTCCTTAGCAAGAATTTTCAGGCCTTTGGTGATCAGACCATAGGCCAGGTCGTTTCGCTCAGCCTTATCGGCGGTCATCAGCGTGAGGTAATCGACGAGGATCATCCCGACCTTCCCGCGCTCGCGCTTGATTCGGCGCGACTCGGCCATAACATGCGCCAGTGAAATACCCGGGGTGTCATCAATCAGGAGGTTGTTGGTTTCAATAAGGGCGCCCATTACACCGGTGGCCTTTTGCAGATCGCTGTTCCAGTCCCCGCGATAGCCGTAGTCATCCTTAGTCATGTCCGGGTAAAACAGGTTTGGAGAGATCCGCCCCTTCTGGGCAGTGATTTTCTCCACCATCTGCCCTTCCGGCATTTCCAGGGAGAACATCAGGGCCGGCTCATTTTCGACCGTGGCGCAGTTAACGCCCATTTGGGTATAGAGCGTGGTTTTACCCATTTTCGGGCGAGCGCCTATAACAAACAGGCTGCCGCGCACAATGCGCTTCACACCGAGAAGATCATCCAGAGAGCGGATCCCAGTCGATAACCCACGGGAACGACCATCAGGTTTCATCCGATCGTCAAACTCATTTGACCAGTCATTCACAGCGTCATAGAACGTGCGAAGCCCTGTCCGTCGACCTGTTTTTACGTGCTCGGTTATCTCGGTAAACAATCCCTGAATAGCGTCAAATTTCTGCTCTGCCGTCATGCCGTTGCGGGCATAAAGCAATTCGATCGCCTTCGTTGTTTTCTCGATACCGTAGCGTTCCATCGCGGTCTCACGGACACGCATTGCATAGGCCACGATGTTCGCCGCGCTTGGTGTGTTCTTCGACATTTCAGCCAGGTATGCAAAGCCCCCAACGGTCTCTGTCAGCCCCTTGCTTTCCAGAGCATCAAACAGGGTCAGCAGATCAACCGGCTTATGGTCGCGGTACATCTGGCGCATTTCAGCGAAAATGACCTGGTGCTGACGCGAGTAGAAAGATTCCGGCTTGAGGATCGAAAGCACCTTCTGAGTACGCTCGCTGCTGTCGTCGTCCAGCAGGAGTCCGCCAAGTACGCTCTGCTCTGCTTCAATGCTGTGCGGAGGTGTCATGAAATCAGAGGTCATCACAGGCCCCCTCGCGCGTTTTGGCGTAGACATCGACGTTCAGGAAGTATTCCAGCGACTTGCGGCGCCAAGTTTTCCCGGTGCGCTGATCAGGGCGATTCTCAAGCATCCACCGGCAGTTACTGGCGATGTAGCTCAGGTAAGACTCCCAGTCGGCCAGGGTAAAGCTATGGCCATCAAGCTGACGGGTAATTTTGTTGGCCTTCTGCCAGAACGAACGGATCAGGTTACGGCGCTTATCAGTGAGGATCCTGATGCCTTGTGCTTCTGGCAGAACCCGGTGGTAAACCTCAACAACCTGCTCACAGCTGAGAGACGGTTTTTTCGGTTCTGATTTTTGCGATGCTGATGCACTCTCTTCTACGTCAGTAGAAGAGATATTATTTAATATATTGTTTGTGGCACTCTGTTGGCATTCTGTTGGCACAACCTCACTTGTACGCAGCGTGGTTACTGGGTTTGCGTTGGCACTCTGTTGGCATTCTGTTGGCACAAAAAACTGCTGATAATCGTCATATTTCGTGACTGTTAATAGGGTGAATTTCTTGTTTGCCAGTGTGGTGATCATGCCCATTTTGGCGAATTTGTTCAGAAGATATTTCACCCGGTCAGGTGTTATCCCTGTGTCTTTCGATAGGGTATGGCGCCCGGTAATCACCTGACCACGACCAACTGGATATTCACCAAACTCAGTGGTGACCATACCTTCCGCTGCGTTCACTTCCATGATGAGATGGATCCACAAATGGACGGCTTCACTGTCGCTCTTGTAGAACGGCAGCTCTCTTACTTTGCGGTGCAGGAATACCAACCCCTGCCCTGATGGCTGAGGTTTCTCCATGGGCTTCCGAGACCCTCTAAAATCGGATATGCGGAGAACGTTACTCACGGCCTTCCTCCTTCCGTTTCAGCTCTTCCAGAATGGCGCGCATCTTTTCAGCCACCACTGGATTTACCGAGCGGACAAAACGGTCACGAGTAACATTTTTGTGTGTTTGTGCCTGGTAAAATCTGTTGCTCTTAGGCATAATTACTCCTGTGAATTGATCCAGTTAATTCGCTTAGAAAGCCGTTAGTGTTCCAGCACTGCGGCTTTCGCCTTTCTGTTCCCACTCATGCTTCAAAATCACCTTTCTCTCCCGGCCTGTTAGAAATCAGGATGGCCAGCAGCAGCGACATGTTCGGCAGCAGGCTTTCCCGCCAGCGACTCACCGTCGACTTATTCACTCCGGCCACTTTGGCGATATTCGTGGTTCCCAGTTCAGCTATCTGGCTGTGTAACCAGCTTTCAATTCTCCGGGCCTCCACTTTGTTGCGTGTTGTTGAACTCTCCATTTGTGATACTTCCTCTGGTGTTGAATGAAAGGCCGCTAGTTAGGCGGCAAAGATTTTGGGGTAAAGGACTTCTCGCGATAATCCTGTTGCCTGCTCGTACTTCCGCATCTTTTCCTCGGAAAGAGGAAGCTTTCCCCCGCGCTTTTTCAGCATGTTGATGGCTTGCGGTGTGACACCGACTTTTTCAGCTAAAACCTTCTGAGAGCCACCAACAGCTTTAATGGCGAGGTCAAGAGGGGTTTGGTTGGCACTCTTTTTGTTGATCATGTGGTCGCTCCATTAGCGTTTAATCAACACCATGTTAATCCATGATGTGGATTAAATCAACATTATGATGATGTGAAAAAATAAACATGTTGTTTACTATTGGTGCTACGGAGGGTTTTATGAATACAGTATCTAATAGAATCAAGTACTTGCTTGAATCAGAGGGGTTGAAGCAAAAAGAGCTTGCGGACCGGTTATCAACTAGCGCCCAGACAGTAAACAACTGGATTAAAAGGGATTCGATTAGCCGAGAAGCTGCACAGCAAATATCTGAAAAGTTTGGTTATTCACTTGACTGGTTATTGAGCGGCAATGGCGCGCCAAAAAAGCACAATTCAAACAACATCGCCCCCATCGAGAAATGGGGCCATGTAGAACCGTGGGATAGCAACACCCCTATAGAATCAGATGAGGTAGAAATCCCATTTTTGAAAGATATAGAGTTTGCTTGCGGTGATGGTAGGGTTCAATCAGAGGATCACAACGGCTTTAAACTTAGGTTCTCTAAGTCAACCTTGAGAAGAGTTGGAGCCAACAGTGACGGATATGGAGTCCTCTGCTTCCCGGCTTCAGGGGATAGCATGGAGCCAGTGATACCTGACGGGGCCACCGTTGCGGTTGATACAAATAATAAAAAAATTATTGATGGCGAGCTTTATGCTATAGCTCAAGGCGAACTAAAAAGAATAAAACAATTATACAGGAAGCCAGGAGGAAAGATTTTAATAAGGAGTATCAATAGAGACTATGAAGATGAGGAGGATGATGAAGTTAATGTAGAAATTATTGGATTCGTTTTTTGGTATTCTGTATTGAGATATAGAAGATAACAGGAGGACAAGTTGAGACACAGTATATTTGTTTTATTCTCTATTTTTTTGTTAGCGGGATGCCTGTCTAGAGGTCAACTTCAGGACGGAGCAGTATCAAATGCTCGCACACCACAAGAAAAGAGAGATGTGCTTCTATCTTACGCAACAGGGGAGCACTCGGCATCATGGGAGAGATCTAGATACTTAGATTACGGAGAAGAAGATGATAACTTTATAAGCAATCTGGTGATTACTTGTTCTGCAAGTGAAGATCGAGATTGTGTTAAAAAGTTTTATAATAAAAAAGCAGATGAAGCAGAAATTAATTTCAGAAAAAAATGCTTTTCAGATAACGATTGCAAGAAAAATCTTTTAGTGAATGAAAATTCAAGAGACCTAAACCTGCAATATAATCTTCTAATTTCTTATAATAGGTTTCAATCTGGAGATGCAGATTATATGGCCCGCATGATCTGCGGTGCCATCTCCAAAAATCAACGCGCAGGAATGCCTCGCAACCAATCCGAAGGAATTATCCGAGGAATTAGTGGAATAGAGCCCATAAGCAGGGACATCCTTGTTAAGATTGGCGATGCCTGCTGGGTGTTAAGCTCGTATGGCTACCACGACCCAATGACACTTCTTTCATCCCCAAGATAGAATAAAAAATACACATCAAAACAATGCGATGTGTATTTTTTTGCCAAATTAATCCACACAGTGTTGACCTTCTAATCCACATGGTGTTTAATTAACTCATCCAAACAACACCGGCAACGCCGGGGTGAAGTCAAAACGTCCAGTTAGCCGCGTTAAGGCAAAGGTGAAGAGATGATCCGCGAAGAAGACAAGCCTGCATGGCGTAATTTTTGGTTAAAGGTCGTTCCGTTTTTGGTTGCAGTCCTCGTAGTTAGCATTCAGTGCTGGGGTGGAAAATGAGCAAACAAGGCATTCGTTCACTGATTTACTGCCTGCTGGTCTGCGGCGTTATCTGGGCAGCGGCGATTATCAAAATTCTGCACGTTACGGGGGTGTTCAATGGTTAGTCATCATTACGGGACACAGACCGTTAACCGCGGCGCCGTTCTTCCCGGGATGCTCGTTAAACATCGGGAAAGCACCTGGACAGCATCAGCAAATAAACGCGGCCGCCTGTACCTGCATCGCGGGATTGAGCGGACTTACACAACCGACTTGCTGGTTGAAGTTTATCTGAACGGGTTGGGACAAGGTCTCAGCCGGTAATCGAAACGAAGAATTTAACTGAGCTATCAGGCAGCCATTACGGTGCCGGGATTCTTACAACCTTTTTAAGGAGTAAACCATGCAACCTTTACCGCGTTTAACTTCTGATCGTCTTGCCTCCTTGCCTGCCGGCACACGCCTGAAAATGGGTGGCCACATCGTGAAACTGGTAGGACGCGGGTCATTTACTAATGCAGCCGGCATCACCCAGAACATGGTCGATTACGTCGATTCCCGCGGCGTGCCGGGCAGTTTTGAGGAAAAGATTTTTCTCTCCACTGCAACCGAGCATCTCAACGCAGTTCAGTGCGAACAATGCTTCGCTCTGCGCCATCCGAAGGACTGCGTTGTCCGCTCCATCACGAACTATATGACTACCCGCCAGGCGCATTTCTGCGACGACAAGGGATGTGCCGAGAAATATTTCATTAAACACCCGGGGCGCCAGAAATCTGGACGGAGAACGAAATGGTAAGTCAGAACGCAATGCTGGCGCTGGCCATGGTGATTCTCGCCTATGACCTGCAGCCAGTAGACCTCGAAAGCGCCGCTAAACAGCTGGCTGAATTTGATGCAGTCAACGACGCACACACGGAGACAAAAGAATGTTGAGAGTTATCGACACAGAAACGACCAGTCTGGAAGGAAGTGTACTGGAGATTGCCAGCGTGGATATCGTCGACGGCGTTATTTGCAACCCGATGAGCGACTTTGTTAAGCCCACTGAGGCGATAAGCTTCGAGGCTATGGCTATTCACCACATCACTGAAGATATGGTCGCTGACGCCCCTCTGATTAGCGAAGTTATCGGCCGTTACCTGGGCGCTGATGCGTATGTTGCTCACAACGCAAAATTCGATAAGTCCAAGTTACCTCAGATTGACGCCCCCTGGATCTGCACGCTGAAGTTGGCTCGCATCCAGTATCCGGAATTTGAGAGCCACGGTAACCAGTACATGCGTTATCGGCTGGGCCTTAAGCCTGAGTTGCCTGAAGGCCTTTATGCACACCGCGCGCTGTATGACTGCTATGTCACAGCCGAACTGCTGCTGTATATGGGCCGCCTGGCTAAGTGGACGATGGGAGAAATGCGCACCATCTCAAACAGCCCGTCACTGATGAAAGCGATCCGCTTCGGTAAGCACAAAGGACTGTCCTTCGAAGAGATAGCCAAAGTTGACCCTGGATATCTCCGTTGGTTGTCCAGCAACAGTGACGACGAAGACATCCTGTTCACCATCAAACACTGGTTGAAAGGAGCCTGATATGGGAACGCCTGTACTCATCCTGGGTGATAGCGGCGCCGGCAAGTCATACAGCCTGCGCAACTTCACGCCTGACGAAGTGATTTTACTGCAATGCATTCCGAAGATGCTGCCATTCCGCGCTACCGGCTGGAAGCTCAACGGGAAAGAGCTTCCGGATGGCTCTGTGCAGCGTGGAAACATCATCCGGTTTGATGCCTGGGATGCGGTGCTGGACTCCATCAACCGCATGGTGCTTTCGAAGACAAGACGCGTACTGGTTATCGACGATTTCCAGGTCGTCATGCAGCACGAAAACATGATGCGCGCATACCAGACCGGGTATCAGAAGTTTACGGAAATGGCCGATCACGTGTGGCAAATCATTATGTCAGCCACCCGTCTGCCGGACGACTTCCGGGTTTACTTCCTGGCTCACACCGAAGAGTCGGACGGGAAAATCAGGATGAAAACCACCGGCAAGATGTTGAACGAAAAGCTTACGCCCGAGGGCTACTTCTCCATCGTTCTCCGGGCCATCAAGAAAGATGGAAAGCACGTTTTTTTAATTAAGGGTGACGACAACGACACCGCAAAAGCGCCTCCGGACCTGTTCCCGGGGCTCACTGAAATGGATAACGACCTTAAAGCCGTTGACGTCGCTATCACCGAATTTATGACCGAATTATAAGGATCACAACCATGAACCAGCCAATGTCTTTTGTATGGAATACCGAAGCCGCCACCCTGGCAAAGAAAGCAGGCGCTACTGGAGGAATTAGTGAAACTGGCGCTTATGAGGGATTCATTACCTCAGCCATTTATACCTTCGGGAAGGATGGCAGTCAGTCACAGGCGCTTGAGCTAAGCCTTGATAGTGACGGTGCCAAAGCCAACTACCTGCGCATCAACTACATCGGTAAAGATGGACAGCAAACTTTTGGCATGGGGTTAATTTCTGCCCTTCTCTGGGCTGCACAGATTAAAAGCGCTCAGCCAGAACAGGTGCAAACCGAAAATGGTGTTGAGTGGCATTGCCCGGCACTTATCGGCAAGAAAGTAGGACTGTTCCTGCAGAAGGTCCTGTACACCAAAGGTGATGGAACCGACGGCTATAAATTCGAGGTCCGCCACATTTTCCAGCCGGGTTCGCGTCGCACTTATGCCGAATACAGCGAAAACGAAGCGGCAACCGCTATCGCTGCCCTGGAAAAGTCGATGAAAGATAAAGACGATCGCGTCCAGGGTAATCCTCAGTTTTCTGGTGGCGGTCGCCAGCAGGCTGGCGCTAACCCTTATGCGCAAAACCCTAACGCAGTACCTCATTCCCGGCTGCAGCAAGCTGCTAATCAGCACGCTCAAAACATCCAGAATCCGCCGGACTTCGACGACGACATTCCCTTTTGACGTGGTCGAGCATGAAGCACGCTCAGGACGATATCAGGGTTGGCGCGGTGCGCCTTCCCTTTCTGAAAGAAGTGAAAGGCTGGCTTATGCCGTGGGGTGAGGTGGTCAACAACCCTTTAAAGGCTCAGAGGCTGGATGAAGAGCTGGACACGAAAAGAGGTGCGCGATGAAACGCTACTCACTTATCTATGCCGACCCGGCCTGGTCTTACGGGAACCAGATCAGCAATGGCGCCGCCGTCGATCACTACCCAACCATGAGCTTGCTCGATATGAAGCGGCTCCCGGTATGGGAGCTCGCCGCGGATAACGCCGTGCTGGCGATGTGGTACACAGGCACCCACAACCAGGAGGCGATCGAGCTGGCTCCTTCCGTTCGTTCAAAGCGTAGCGGATTCTTTATTTTAAAAACGGTTATTTCCGGTAAAACACCTCACGTACTGCGCGCATACAGCGCACTTCGCGCGGAGGCTTCTCGATGAGCAAATCTCTAAACGCACGCTGCATCAGACGCTGGGAAGTGGAGTTTAAACCTATCTGCGATTCTAAGGTGAATCCGTTCTGGCGCAAGAGTGACCTCAATGGATACATCCGCGAAGCGGCGCTTACCACAGCTTACAGCATGGTCGAGAGCATGGCTGAACGTAACGCTAAGGTTGACTATGACGGTGAGCCAAACGGATGGTCGCCAGAATTTTCAGCCTGGTATCGGGAGCGCCGGGAAAAGTACCTTAAAGAGGCACGTGACTACCTGGACGAAGAAGCTACCAACGACGAAATAGACGAGGAGATTCAGAACGAGCTGGAGGCCTGGAATGATTGAGAAAACCATTCTCGACATGTGCTGTGGCTCACGCATGTTCTGGTTCAACAAACGAGATACTCGCGCGGTATTTGCTGACATTCGAGCTGAAGAGCACAAGCTGTGCGACGGCCGCCGTCTGGTTATCTGTCCTGACCTCGTTGCTGACTTCCGTGCGCTGCCGTTCGCTGATGCCTCATTTCCGGTTGTTGTGTTTGACCCGCCACATCTTGAGCGCGTCGGACAAACCGCTTGGATGGGAAAAAAATACGGGCGCCTGAATAAAAAAACGTGGCGCGCCGATATCCGCGCCGGATTCAAAGAGGCATTCCGCGTGTTGTGGCCACACGGCGTTCTTATCTTTAAATGGAATGAAACACAGATACCGGTTAGCCAGATTCTAGCGTTGACTGACGAAAAACCAGCGATCGGCCAGCGTACCGGAAAGAACGATAAGACCCATTGGATCATCTTCGTAAAGGAAGGTACAGCATGAGCTTTTTTGAAATTGACTCTCGATTTTTGATGGATACAGCATTTCACCGCCTGGAAATCATCCGTGACGATGGCCTGTATCGCCACCTTCGAATGCAGCAGCCGGGAACGTCCAATTACTACTATGACGTAATTACCTGGCCTGGCTATTTGACTGTGACGGGTGACATGGGAACCTGGACCTTTTCCCGAATAGCGGACATGTTCGATTTTTTTGGTGCCTGGGAAGGTGGAATCAATACCCATTATTGGGCTGAAAAGCTGGAGGCTGGCGCGGGATGTTCGGCACGCGAAATGCTGGCGAAAGAGTATGACCACGGCGCGTTCTGCAAAAGCCTGAAAGCGTCTCTGAGTGATTACCTGGAGGATAATGATGATGCTGAGACAGAAGAGGATGAAGGCTGGGACGACGATGACGATACACCGGATAGCGACAAAGCAGTGGTACGCGAAATCGTCCGTGACTTGTGCCGGGCTGGGTTCAACAACGAATGGGAAGCCTATCAAGCTGTTTATGAAGCTGATTGGCCATCTGGTTGGAGCGCTTGGGATATCTGCGATGGACTGACATTTAAAACGTATACCAGTCACTTCCGGTGGATTCTGTTCGCTATCACCTGGGCGATCAGCAAATACCACAATTCGAAAATTGTTGATAAAGCGATGACTACGTTTCTGGCAGTTAAAGGAGTTTCAGCATGAGCGCAGAAATCATCGACCAGGCCAACGAGCTGGCAGAGCGCCGGCTGGATATGACCATAGAGAGTGAAGTTCGAGGAAAACATCGGAGGTGATGTGTGTTCAAGCTGATACAGCGCGGCCAGATTTACGCCGACTGCCACGGATGGCCAGTGCTGATTCATAGCAGTGATGATAAGACGATTCGCTACTGGTGCCATGGTCGGATCAACACGGCAAGCATGGACAGATTTCAGAATGACTTTGAACCGCTCTCTCGCGAAGAGGCGCACCAGATACGCGCCGAACTGGAACAGAGCGAGCACATTAAGAAACTGCGCGCCCAGCGGGTGGCGTAACCGGGAGTGTGATTATGAACCAAGCAATGAATAAAACTTACATCATCGCAGACCCCGGCGAGTGGGTTTCGGAAGAGCAAATAATGGCACTGAAGGGGTTGAAAGAAGGCACTTTAAAAAATGCCAGGAAGAAGAGTTTTCTGGAGGGGCGCGAATACAAGCATGTTTCCGCTGACGGGGAGCCATTTGATAACAGCCCCTGCTTCTACAACATAAAGGCCATTGATCGCTGGATCGCCAGACAACGACCAGCAAAACCAAGCCGGAAGACTTCTGCGAAACCGAAAGAAAACTGATTAAATACTCTGACCATTAGCCAACGAGGAATCGTTATGAAATACCCAACAGGAGTGGAGAACCATGGCGGAACGCTGCGGATCTGGTTTATCTACAAGGGGTTCAGAGTGCGTGAAAGTCTGGGGGTGCCTGACACCCCCAAAAACAGAAAAACAGCTGGAGAGCTGAGAACATCTATCTGCTATGCAATTAAAACCGGTAATTTTAATTACGCTGAGCAGTTCCCGGACTCATTAAATCTCTCCAAGTTCGGGGAGGCTACCCAGAATCTCACTCTGAAAGAGCTGGCCGATCGCTTCCTGGCGCTGAAAGAAACGGAGGTTGCTGGCACCTCCATTAATACCTATCGGACAATCATTAAAAACGTCCTGGCAGTGGCTGGAAACAACATACTGGCATCAGCAGTCAACAAAGAGAAATTGCTGGAAATCCGCAAAGAACTCCTGACCGGGCATCATTTACCACGGCCACAGTATGAGGTTAAAGAACCAGGACGATCGGCGGTAACAGTCAACAACTACATGACGAACCTGTTCGCCATTTTTCAGTTTGGGCTGGAAAATGGCTATATCGAAGAAAACCCCTTTAAAGGTATATCGCCTCTTCGCGAGGAACGAGTAAAACCGGACCCGCTATCAAGAGAAGAGTTTCTTCGGCTTATTGATGCTTGCCGGCACACGCAGACGAAAAACATGATGTCAGTAGCTGTTTATACAGGCATCCGCCCGGGTGAGCTTTGCGGGCTGTCATGGGAGGATATAGACCTGAAAGCCGGTACGATGATGATCAGGAGGAATTTTGCCAAAGGCGAGTTTACCGTGCCGAAAACCCAGGCGGGAACAAACCGGGTAATCCACTTAATTGAACCGGCGATTCAGGCGCTAAGAAGCCAGGCAGAATTAACAAGGCTTGGAAGGGAGCATTCAGTAAAAGTGAAACTGCGTGAGTATGGCCGTACTGACACGCAAAAATGCACCTTTGTTTTTCTGCCCAGCGTTACAGCCAGGACATTACGGCATGGTGAACACTTCACTGTCGACTCGATAAGACAGACCTGGGATACCGCGATTAAGAGAGCTGGAATCCGGCACCGGAAATCTTATCAGACAAGGCATACATATGCATGCTGGTCCCTGACCGCTGGGGCGAACCCGTCTTTTATCGCATCCCAAATGGGCCATGCTGATGCTCAGATGCTTTTTCAGGTTTACGGTAAATGGATGAATGAAAGTAATGACGCACAGATCGCAATACTGAACTCGAAACTGAGCTCATTTGCCCCACTGATGCCCCATGATATTTTCAAAACTGGATAA